TCAAAGTTTGTTTCCTGATCGTCAATTGAATCACAGAGTCTATGCTCCAACTCCTTGAGTATGTACCATGTCGATGCCTCAGTCATACTCAACACACTCGTCAATCACGTTTGATCCAATGATGCGGTATGCTTCATCAAGCCTACGTTGCATCCACTGTGTGTGCTGTACCTTCCGTTCAACAAAAGCAGACAGCTTCTGTGCATCCTCAGTACTAATAGCCAACTCAGACAGTCGTTCTTCAAAGTCAGCCAGTGTATAAATATTTTTATCAGTCATTGTCCTTCTCCAACTTCAGGGCATAGCCCGTCACAAAGATTAAATTGGGATCGGGTGAGTACTGTCCAAGCCTGTGCAAGTACTCACCAAGCCCATGTTGTTTGATAAACTCTGCTGATGCAGACAGAGCATCATGCATCACCATCTCCTTGTGCGACTCTGTTAAGTCTTTATAGTCCATAGTATGTTCTCCTTTATTCTCTTTATACTCTATTGTCATAGCTATAAAGCTATAAAGCTAACTAGCTATGTAGTCTATATAGTGAGGGTATCACAAGTTATCTTCAATGTCAACATAGTCTTGAAGATCCATAAGACTATAGTTTTCAACAACTTGTAGATCATCCTTAACATAAGAATAACAAGTGTTACAGAGGTCAACAAACTCTGTCGTCTCCTTGGATTTCCTTGTGGATTCAAAGTCATTCAACACTTTGTCACATGCTTTACATCTCATACTTTTAATTCCTCCAAGTACTTACTGTATGCTTCTTCAACTTCTTTGTCAAAGAGTGTGTAGTATATTTCTTCTACTGCGAGGCTGTCAAGTTCTTTGATGCGATGTATCTCATTAGAGATTTCTTCAATGCACCACTTGATAGCCTCGTCATAGTCGTCATCAACTCCTGTCTGTGGATCAATCATTTCACTCCTCCGGTTCTAAAGAGACTGCAAGTATATCATGCACTTCTTCATTGATGTAGTCCACTACCTTGTCATACTTCTCGTCATACTCGCCTTCAAATACTTTGTCCTTGGCTTCTTCAATACTGTCAGCGTCAACATAGATATGCCACACTGCTGTCGCTGTTGTGGTCACTTTGTACTTCATAACCTCACCTCTTTTGCTTTGTCAATGTACTCCAACATCGTTTTCAAATTAATTCTAATAGCTTCAAACTCTACAGCAACATCATTAATCTGTGCCACGATGTATGCCAAGTCTGACATTTCTGCCTCATTGTTTTCTGCATCAACCAACCAAGTCTCTAACTCATTGATGTAGTGTTCAAGGTCTAACAAGTTTCTCTCATAGAAGTTCATAGCTCATTCTCTCTGTAGTCTACAAGTTTCTGTGTTGTATACTTCAGCGATGTCATCACCTGATCGAGTGTCTCTGACTCTGTATCACCTGTGTCATGCAACCTTACCATTGCTTCATTGAGTAAGTCAAGTATCTCACCTGTCTCTTTATCAATCAAACGATTGACCCTGATTCTATTTTCATTTCTGCTTGTCATCTTTATTCCTCTTTGTCAACCTGTCCTGCAGATCATAGTACTCTGGTTCGTTCAACTTGAACCCGATTAACTTAGCCAACCCTGCACCGACTAGCAGTGCAGTGATAAAGCCTACTCCGATTATGATTGAGAATGTTAGTATGTCCACTATGCCACCATCCTTGTCTTGATTACCTTCATCATTGATTTGCCGTGTGCAGGATATGCCACCACTCTGACACTTTTGTCCCAACACTTGCGACAACTACCGCACTTACCATCCCTTGCGTATGCCTCACACACTGCCATAGCGTCTGTGGCGTCCTCTACTGTCGGTATAATGGTAGAGGTGCAGTATCCGTTAATCGTCTCACCAGTGACGCTATCGGAGCTTTTACGCACCACCACGTTATCTAGTTGCTCCATTGCACCAATCACTGACACAAACTTATCAAACTTGTGCATCCGTGTTGGCAACCAGTGCTTACACCATGGCGTTAGCCGCATCACCTCAAGTATCTTAAATCCTAAGCGAACATCGTACATGTCACCACTATCAAACCACCGGAAATATCGGGAGTTGTCAAGCTCTTTCACCATATCCGCCACCCAATCATGACGTTTCCAATCGTCTTTGTTAGACTGCCTAGGTGCTTTTACATTCGGGAATCTGTAGTTGCCTGTCGTGGCATAACAACCCTTACAAGCATCCACTAATTCCCCGTTGACACCAACACTACCCGGACATGTCACGAGTGCTTCCAAACTCCAAGATAGACATGGCATTTTACTAGGCTTACTTAGCTTAATCATTTTGTTTACCTCTCATGTTTCGGTTAATGTATCCGATGATAGACACTCTGTCAAGTGCCTATCGGCAGTACACTACTTATTAGCAAAGTTATACTTGCCCACTCCAATACTGAACCGGCCTAAGTGCAACTGTTTAGTCAATGGTGCAAACTGAAAGCCTACGCCACGTGACTTGTACTTACGCAATGCCACAAATCCACGCAATCCAACAAGGTTGAAGAACTTACGTCCGTGCATATCTGCTGTAATTTTCATGCTATTTACCTCTCATGTTATAGCTTACCAAGGCTTGACTACCTTGATTGATGGCACTGTACATTGTCCAATGCCACCTGTCAAGTCAATCTTCAATTGTCCAAGTGTCCACGACTTTAACATTGTCGCACCCTGCTTCACGCCACCGATTCGCAATCTTGTTTGCATGGCGTTCGGAAGTGTAATAGTCAATCACTTGCTTACCGCCAACGAATACAGTGTAGTCTTCAGCAGAACTCCAACGTGCGTCAAAGTCAATGCTATCTTGAATATCCATTGTATGCTCCTTTTTGATTACCTTGAGTGCAGACACTAACAGTGTTAATGCCTGCTGTCAAGATAATTGAGAGAGATATACTAGCCCGGCTCACTGTATGGCTCACACTAGCACCCTATTGTTACACCATACGATGGTGATCCTCCAAGGCTCCGACAGTATCCCGTGCCGTTCGGTTTGTGCGTTTGATCTGCAAGCACTGTAAGCAGGCATAGAGTTTATAGACTTCAATCGTTTGGTCTTTACTCCACCGGACAAGCAATGCCAGACTCCGATGTTTTGTATTATATGCATGTTCGTATTCGTTTGTCAACATCTTTTTGAAATTGTTTTGACGTTTCCGTCTTACTCAATTCCGACACTTCAGAGACTTGGGTTTGTGCGTGTTTATCCTTCACTGATTCTCTGTTGTGTTTCGATGTTGTATTCACTCTATCGAATCTTTTTGTTTCTGTCAACACTTTTTTTGTGTTGTTTTGTTTCCGTGTTTCGATGTTGTGTATTGAATCACGTTGCACTGCACCATGTATATAATACTTTAGTCGTATATGGTTTTCATAATACATAGAGTCTGATCTTGACTAGCATGGATTGATAGAGCCTGTCTATTAGACTTTAGTCTATGCCGTAGGGTGCTTCATAGACCTACACACTCCGCCTCGACAGTCTAGCATGTCTGTGTAGCCTATGCAATACGACCATAGTAGTACTTGACAGGCTTCATAGTCTATGATAAACTGGGTAGGCCTTCATAGTAGGCCGGGGAGGGGCGGCAGAGGCTAACCAGTCTGTGTAGTTGCCGCACAGATTTGCTAAGAAGGTAAACAGTCAATAAAAGCAATAAAGATATCCACAGATCCCACACTTATCCACAGCTATAAAGCCTTGATTGTGGATAACTTTCTGTGCTGAAGCAACCATTACTCTTTTTCTTAGGAAAATGTCTTGACTTTTTAATTATTTTATGGTATCATAGGGTTAAATTGGAGAATCTATATGACCCAAAAAGACTTAAGCACTACAACAATCACTGTTGAGGAAGACAAACCTTTAGAGCCTGTTAAAAGAAAACGAGGTAGACCTAAGAAGTCTGAAGTTGAGGCTAGAAAAAAAGGTAATCGTGGTGTCAGAGGCAGACCTCCCGGTGATGCCGCACGAATGAATGAATTCAAAGCTCGATTGCTAGCGACAGCAGGTGATCGAGTCATTGACAAGGTGATACATATTGCCTTGGATGATGAACATCAGGGTCAGATGGCCGCATTGAAGATGTGTATGGACCGAGTGTTGCCGATGTCCTACTTTGATAAGGATAAGGCAAACAGTGGTAAGTCTAACATCAGTATTTCAATCACTGGTGTAGGCGGAGAAACAACAATCATAGGTGGCGATATCCCGGAAGGAGAAGTATATGACCACGACGAGTGAGCTAGAAGAACAAATCAAACTAGACCTAACAAAGCATGAAGGCTGTGTCTTTGAAGTATACTTATGTACTGAGGGGCACAAGACTGCAGGCATTGGTCACCTACTAGAAGACCCTGATGAATGGGAACTTGGTGACGAGGTGTCAAGCCCACAGGTTTTACACTGGTTTCAACAGGACTATAAAGAAGCCGTTACAGACTGTTGTGCAGTGTTCTTAAACTTTAGCTCGCATCCTGAGAATGTACAGCGTGTACTTATCAATATGGCTTTTAATCTTGGACGAAACAGACTGTCTAAGTTTAAGAATATGGTACGGCATGTGAATGAAGGGAATTATGAGAAAGCCGCTGATGAAATGATAGATAGTCGTTGGTATAAGCAGGTAGGTAATCGTAGTAAAGAATTAGTTGAGTGGATGCGTGGCTGATTTAAAAGTAGAACTGCTTCCTTGGCAACAAGAAGTATTCAACGACACCACTCGATTTAAAATTGTAGCCGCAGGTCGTCGTACTGGGAAGTCTCGACTGGCGGCTTGGTTGTTAATTATTAATGCTCTGCAGGCTAAGTCTGGTCATGTCTTTTATGTAGCTCCTACACAGGGACAGGCACGAGATATTATGTGGAGTACACTACTAGAACTGGCTCACCCTGTAGTTAAAGGAAGTCACATTAACAACCTACAGATTACATTAATCAATGGAGCAACCATATCCCTGAAGGGTGCTGACAGACCTGAAACCATGCGTGGTGTAAGTCTGAAGTTTCTCGTTTTGGATGAATATGCAGATATGAAGCCTAGTGTCTGGGATACAATTCTTAGACCTGCACTGGCTGACCAGAAAGGTCAAGCCCTCTTTATTGGTACACCAATGGGGCGTAACCACTTTTACGACCTATACCAGTATGGATCGCTTGGCACTGATGAAACCTATAAAGCATGGCACTTTACGTCATACAACAATCCCCTTCTGGACCCAGAGGAAATCGACGTGGCTAAAAAGTCAATGTCATCCTTTGCGTTTAGGCAGGAATTCATGGCGAGCTTTGAAGCTATTGGCTCTGAAATCTTCAAGGAGGAATGGATTTCCTTTGATGAAGAAGAACCAGAAGTGGGCGATTACTATGTGGCTGTCGACTTGGCAGGATTTTCTGATGTGGGTTCCATTAGTAAAGGGCAGAGTAGTCGACTGGACTCTACTGCTATTAGTGTGGTAAAGGTTAATGAAGATGGATGGTGGGTTGCTGAGATTGTTTACGGACGGTGGGATTTGAATTCTACTGCTGAAGAAATCTTTGATATTGTTGAGCACTACAAACCCGTGGCTGTAGGAATCGAGAAGGGCATTGCTAAACAGGCTGTTATGTCACCACTAATGGATTTACAAAAACGTAAGCAACGATTCTTTAGAGTGGAGGAATTGACTCACGGTAACAAAAAGAAAACTGATCGTATTGTGTGGGCACTGCAAGGACGCTTTGAAAATGGATACATTGATTTAAACAAAGGAGAATGGAACAAAGAGTTTATGGACCAGTTGTTTCAATTTCCCAACCCTCTAGTCCACGATGACTTGATTGACTCCTTGGCCTATATAGACCAATTAGCGAAAGTACCTTATCATTATGAGGACTTTGAATTTGATGACTTTGAAATGCTAGACCCAGTGGCAGGATATTAATATGGAAAACGATTACATCCAACAATCAATTGAAGGGTGGGTAATGGACAAATGTGACCAGTGGCGTGACCACTACGAGTCCAACTACTCCGAATCACATGAAGAATACTACCGGCTTTGGCGGGGTATCTGGGCAGGTGAAGACAGCCTACGCCAGTCTGAAAGGTCTAAGTTAATTAGCCCTGCGCTCCAACAGGCTGTAGAGTCTAGCGTTGCAGAGGTCGAAGAAGCCACCTTTGGACGTGGAAAGTTCTTTGAGATTGAGGATGACTTCCAAGATCAGAACAATGCAGACATTCAGTTTATACGTAATCAATTGTCTGAGGATATTAAATTTACCAAAACCCGTAAGCAGGTGGCAGAATGTATTCTGACTGCCGCTGTGTACGGTACAGGTATTGGTGAACTGGTTATTGAAGAAACTAAAGAGATGCGTCCTGCTACACAGCCTATCATGGACGGTGAGTTGGATGCAGTGGGCGTCGAAACTGTTGATCGTTTTGTTGTTAAGCTACGTCCTATCCTTCCTCAGAACTTCCTGATTGATCCTGTATCCACTACAGTAGAGGATGCACTGGGTGTTGCTATTGATGAATTTGTCCCTCTCCATCAAGTAGAGCAAGACATCGAGAAGGGATACTACCGGGACGTAGACCTTGAACAGGCCTACTCAGATGTTGACCTAGAACCAGACCAAGAGCTTCAGGTTTACTCTGAAGACAAAGTACGTCTAACGAAGTACTACGGCTTGGTTCCTCGTGAGCTACTAGAAGATGCGTCTGAGGATGACGAAGACATTATTGCTTTGAATGATGACCAGAAGGTAGACTCTCGTTATGTCGAAGCTGTTGTTGTAATTGCTAATGGCGGACAATTACTTAAAGCAGAGGCTACCCCCTACATGATGGCAGATCGTCCTGTAGTGGCTTTCCCATGGGATGTCGTGCCCGGTAGATTCTGGGGTCGTGGTATTTGTGAGAAGGGATATAATAGCCAAAAGGCTTTGGATACAGAACTCCGTGCACGTATTGATGCACTGGCGTTAAGTATTCACCCAATGATGGCTGTCGATGCTTCTCGTATTCCACGTGGTATGAAGCCTGAGATTCGTCCGGGTAAGATGCTACTTACGAATGGCAATCCTGCAGAAATCTTACAGCCTTTTAACTTTGGACAACTAGACCAAACTTCTTTTGCACAGTCAGCACAACTACAACAGATGGTGCAGATGGCGACAGGTGCAATTGATGCCGCAGGTATCCCTGGGTCTATTAATGGCGATGCAACTGCCGCAGGTATTAGTATGTCACTTGGTGCTATCATTAAGCGTCACAAGCGTACACTTATTAACTTCCAAGAGTTGTTCTTAATTCCAATGCTACAGAAAATGGCATGGCGGTACATGCAGTTTAATCCTGAGTTGTATCCTGTACGTGACTTTAAGTTTGTACCTACATCATCCCTTGGTATTATTGCACGGGAGTATGAGGTGACACAGCTTGTACAATTGTTACAGACTATGTCAGCAGAATCCCCAATGTATCCAATGCTGATTGAGTCTATCATTGACAACATGAATCTGTCGAATCGTGAAGAAATGATTGCGAAGCTACGTGAGTCTATGAAGCCTAACCCACAGGCGATGGAAGCACAGCAACAAGCGATGCAGGTGCAGATGGCGAAGGAACAAGCAACTGCGGCGGCATTGAATGCTCAAGCGGCAGAAGCTAATGCTCGTGCACAGAAGTATGCTAATGATATGCGTATTGACCAAGAAGAACTTAAAGTCGATCAGTTTGAAGCAGAAACAGATAGACTGAAGGTAGTTACTAAAAGTTAATCTTAGGGGTTGACAAATAGAAAAAAGTATGCTACAATATTCTTAGTACTTAGCACCGAAGGGGAGAATGCTTTGACGCTCGAAGAAGAAAAATACTACGATCATTATTTTACTCTTTTTTTATCTGATGGTTGGAAACAATTTGTAGATGAAATTCAAGAAGTACATGATGGTTATAGGATAGAAGATATCCAGACAGAATCAAATCTTTCCAGAGTAAAAGGCGAAAGAGCCATGCTTTGGAAAGTAATACATTTTGAATCGAGTATACGTAATGCGCATACTTTAATTCAAGAACGTGAGGCCGATAGCAATGCTTAGGCGTTACGACTTTAAATGCACTACTTGTGACTTAGTAGAAGAACAGTGGGTAGATCACACTGACAACTTCACAACATGTAAGTCTTGTGGTGAAACAGCACAGCGGATAATTTCTCCGATCTCAACAAAGTTTAAAGGATGGGGTTGGCCCGATTCTGATGACAAATGGGCTAGAGATCACGAGAGAGCCGCCGGGAAATAATCTTCATAATGGCATACGCCACGGAGAAATGATATGGCAAAATTTATTGATGAACGAGAAAACGAAGTCGAGCTTCCAGAAGACGAGCAATTTGAATCGTTAGAGGAAGAACAGGTAGAGGAAAAAGAATCTGCTGAGGCTCCTGAACAGGAAAACCCTGAGCAAGAAGAAGACAGCCTACCTGACAAGTACCAAGGGAAAGATATCAAAGATATCGTTGCCATGCATCAGAATGCAGAGCAACTCTTAGGTAAGCAAGGCCAAGAAGTTGGCGAACTACGTAAAATCGTAGATGACTTTATTAACTCGCAAACTATCAAGGAACAACAAAAAGCCCAACATACGATTGAAGACATTGACGATTCGGCATTTTTTGAGAATCCCAAAGAAACAATTCAAAAGTTACTGGACAACCATCCATCTGTTAGGCAGTCTGAACAGCTTGCAGTACAGTTAAAGCAACAGGAAACTATTGCTCGATTGAAAGCAGAACACCCAGACTTCCCTACAATTATTCAAGACCCTAAGTTTGGGGAATGGATTGGAAAGTCAAAGATACGTACTAAGTTGCTAGAAGCGGCTGACAAACAGTATGACTTTGATAGTGCAGATGAACTTCTTACACTATGGAAAGAGCGTCAA